GTCTTCCCAGTGCCATTGCACGCGGTATTCGGAGTTGATGTAGTAGTCGATGGGGTATTCGACGATGTGCTGCCAGCTCATCACGCCATCCTCCTAAAAACACACGTCCGTGCTACGTCGTTTTGCAGTTTCATGCGTATTCAAACCTCGCTTTTTTATGATCCGGGTCGTGCTGCGGTGGAACCCAATCCTTTGACAGCGACTTGAAGCGGTTAAAGCGCCCTTGAAAAGCCAGCATAACGCGCCCCGTTTCGCCGCTGCGGTGCTTCAAAATTTCGATTTCAGCAATGCCTTTGTACTTGCTGTTTTCGTCGTAAAGTTCATCGCGGTACACCGCCAAAATCTTGTCCGCATCCTGCTCGATTGCACCTGAATCCCGAAGGTCGGCCATTGTTGGCCTGCGATTCACGCGCTGCTCCACGCCCCTGTTTAGCTGCGCCAAAATGATGACCGGAACGCCAAGCTCCTTGGCCATCGCCTTCACCTGCCCGCTGATATGCGTGGTTTGAGAATAAATATCCTTACCGTCGCCGCGCATCAAACCGAGGTAATCAATAACCACCATGCCAATGCCGTGTTTCTGCTTGGCGATACGCGCACGGGCGCGCACCTGATTGATGTGCAAGCCGCCCGTATCATCAATCAATAGTGGCTTGTCCTTGGCGCGCAACAGGGCGCTTGTAATGCGCCTAAAGTCCGATTCATCGAGCTTTTGAGGGCTTGCCAGCTTCGCCATATCCACCTCACCCATGCTGGCCGCCAAGCGGTTCATAATCTGCTCGGCTGGCATTTCAAGCGAAAACACCAGCGTCGGCGTTCCGCTGCGCGTGGCCGCGTGTTCGGCGATGTTCATGGCGAGCGTGGTGTTGTGTGTAACGATATAATCATCACATAGAAACAACTCTCTAGGATGAGTTACTGAAATACAAGTACATTCAGCGTTTGATTCAAAACTAATGCTTTCAACATTAAGTCTTTTTACTCGCATTCCTTCCTTGTTAAAAAGTCTATTGCGCTTCCTTGGCAGGGATATAAAGTCCAAAGCATTTTCTATGAACAAAGATATTTTGTAAGTACGCCTCCCTTCAAGTTTTTCATTTTTATATGTGTAAAAAGGAACTCTACTTGACATTTTTGCCCAAAAACCAAGCGACCTTGCTAATGATATAAAATCATTCGCAAGCCTCTCACTGCTAGTTGAATATGACATTGCACCAAACTTCTCTACAGTTCCATCTGTGTCAATTAGCCCCATAATTAGCTGTCGCCGTGTTTCTTTTGACGAGCGTAAATAGTTTTCAGGTATAAACTTATCTATCGACTTCATTCCATAAATACCATGCCGCTTCAACTCACCTATAAGCCAGTTGTTTTTTCCGCGAGCAGAATGAATTCTGTAGTCGTGAAGGCCATCTGTTATTTTGTCAACATCAAGTCCTACACACAGTTTCTTGACGGTATCAATAATGCTTACATCTGAATTTGATAGCCTTACTCCACCGGCAGACAAACCGCCGTCACCCAAAAGAACTCCGAGTAAGTAAGGATGGATCGTTATATCATCGTCAACTCCGAAATCTCCTGATGGAGTTTGAATATAAAGCCTTCCCTGATAACGCTTTTTTTCAAGCATTGAAATTAGTTTTTCTGTTGTCAGAACACGAGGGCTTTCCCAGTCCCGGTACATGACCTCCCACTGATGTTCAAGCCCGGCTCTAACAGTCCGCCCATCTGAAAAAGTTATACTGTAAACAGGCTTTACACCTTGCGGGAACACGCCATATATCTTAGATACTTCTCCATCTACCGATGCAACAGATTCTCCGACCATAACATCTCCAATGCGCTTAAATGACCCGTTAATCATAAGCACTTTGGAATCATTATGCAACTCCTTTCCCATACCCGGTCGCCCGGCAATCACCACCATGTCACCGGCCTGTAGGCCGCAGAGCTTTTCGTCCAGGTCATCAAACCCCGTCGCCACGCCGTAAATATCCCCGTCGTGCTCGTAGCGTTGCACAAGGTTTTCAATCCAGGACTGGGCAATTTCTGTCACTTGGCGCGGCTCGCCCTGCGTATTTTTGGCCTGCGAACTCATGCCAAAAATCAAACCCTGCGAATGCCCAAGCACAACATCCATTGATTCGCTGGACGCGGCCATTTGCGCAATCTCACCCGCCTTGGCAATCAGCACGCGGCGCGCCGACTTGTCCGCCACAATCGCAGCATAGGCCACGATATTCGCCGCAGTTAGCGTACCCGCCACTAACTGCCCGATGTACTGAAAACCGCCCACGTCGTCGAGCTGCTTGCGGTTATGCAGCCAATCGGCCACCGTCACCAAGTCACGCGGCTGTTCGTCATCGGCCAGCGTCTTGATCGCCGTGAAGATTTTTTGATGATCTGCGCGGAAAAAGTTTTCAGCCGCCAGCATTCCGCCAACTTTCAACCACGCAGCCGGGTCGATCATCAGCCCACACAAAACGCTAGATTCGGCCTCGAAGTTGTGCAGCGGCACGGGCATTGCGCGGCCTTCGTCGTCGTCAAAATGGTGCATCAGGCCGCCCTCGATTGCTGTGATGAAACGCCAAGGTCGATGATTTTGTCGAAGTTTTTACGCTCAAGCAGCCAGCCAAGGTCACACCCAGACCACTTCCCGCTTCGACCGCTGTAAAAATCATCCGCCGCGACGACGGAAAAAAACCAATCCCAAAAATCAATCTCACGGTGTCGAGGGTCTTCCGACCACCGCCGTGCAAGATTCGTTGCCCTCGATGACCCTTGCCATCGTGATTCAGCCACCCGCTTCAACCCAGGTAGCCACTTGTGGTACATGGCGATGATTGCCGAATGGGGGCATGGAGGCGGTTTTTTCGGAGAAACGGACAAGTCTTCGTTAGAAGACTGTATTGGTTTTAATTCTCCCTCTCCCTCTCCCTTAAGAGCGTTTTCCAGTGGAATTCCAGCGGAAAGTTCGCCTTTTCCAGCGGAAAGAGTTTGTGTTTCCAGTGGAATTCCAGCGGAAAGTTCGCCTTTTCCAGCGGAAACATGCAAGCCTTCCAATGGAAGCGGCTTGGAATAGGCTGATAATTCCGTAGGCATTCCGGCGGAAATCCACTCGTCAAAGTCTGGAATCACTAGCGGTTCTGGATTTTTTCCATGCGCTTTCCGCGCTCTATCCCTGAATTTTCCATAGTGATGCAGGCGCTTTTCAGTCAGTGCGTTGTTGGCTTTCTCGGCAATAACGGGGTGATACCAGCGCCCGTCCGAACACAAAACCCATCCGTGCATCGCACCTTCCTTCACTCGCTGCCACTCTTTCACCACGCGGCCATAGCCAGCGAGGTTTGAAAGCACCATATCGTTATCAGGAAGGCTTGCAGCGGGAACTTGATGCCACGAAGCACACCAAAGAAGCACAGCCGCCCAACACTCTTCAGGGCTGCACATTGCGGCAAGATCTGAATCGCGCAGACGCACAACATCAAGCTGCAGGAAAGGGAAGTCGCGCAGATCACAATCTTCCGGCGTGAGTGGTTTAGTCATCGCCATCACCTGGCTGCATTGCTGAGCTTGCAAGTTTGCTCAGGCTTTCAGTATGTGACTTAACAAAAATGGACAACTCTTTGTACAACGAAAAAAACTGACGCGACGATATTGATAAAGAGACAACGGGCGAAAAATCGTCTTGTTTAATCTCACTCACACCGCATTCAATCATCCCGTTGTCGCCTTCTGAAAAAACAAGCACTCCACTTGATTCGCCACCGCGATTAAAGTCGTACAAAAGACCTTCACAACCGGCCACATCATCAATCTTCATAAGTCACCTCGCACCATCCCGCGCTGTTGAATGGGTGACGGCGGTGCAGGTGCGTGCGGGGGAACACCTGCGGGGCTGGCCAGCCCCTTGCCGTCATTGATCGTTTCCAAGGCGCGCAAAGCGTCAAGGCAAAATAATTTGAAATAATTCATGCCGCCACCCCATCACGCATCAACAGCTTGCGGATGTAATCAAGCCCGCGCTGATAGACCAGCGTTTTTTTAGTGATGATCGTGTCGCCATTGGGCTTCTGGAATTTCTGCTCAACCAGCCGAAAATGGTTCGCGTCAATGTGCTTTTGATACGGCTCGTTGTTGGCTTGCAGAACACCGTGATCGCGCAAAAACTGGAACAGACGATTGCGGCCAATACCCATGTCAAGAATCTTGGCCGCACTGCCAATATCAATCGCCGTCTTGCTCCCGGCCACTGCGTCGTAAAATTCGACCTTGGGCGCGGCTTCGGCAATTACAGCCTTGGCCGCCAGCAACTCGCGCTCTTTGGCCGCAATGACGTTATCTGCAACCTTGAGGGCGCGGGCAATAATNACCGCAGGATCAGTCTCAAGCTCCTGGCCTGCGATATACCCGCCATTTTTGCGGATGGACGGTAAAACCTCACCGACAACCCAATCCTCAAACTTTTCTGCCTCTGGCATGTTTGACCGCATGACTAATCGGTAAATGTCACGCTCAGGGATGACAGTCAAATCCTGCTCGCCACCATTGGTAAGGGTGCGGTGTTTCACAGCCCCCTTGCAGTGAGCCGATATAGCGTCACGCGGCCTTGCATACCCAAGAAGCCCGGCAACATCAGCCGCCACAAACCAAGGCGCGCCATCGTGCTCAACCACGCGCACTGCGCGGCCTGTAAATTCAAAGTTGAAAATTTTGTTTTTATCACTCATAATTCACCTGCTCGTTTTTGATTTGCCCGGTTAGGTGTTGTCGCACCGTTTGAGCCGGGTATTTTTTTGCCTGCAATTTGGCCAGCAGGCACGGCCATCGAAATTTTCTTGATCGGCGCTGAAAAGCTACGCACCTGCTCGGAACGGCGGCGGGCGATAGAAAATGCTTGGTGCATAAAAAACCCTGCGATCTTGTGAGTGGCGGATTGCAGCCACCACTCCAACATAACAGGGTTTATTGATGCTGCAATCATCAATTGCGAGCATCTTGCCGACATTGTCACCGCGCGTCAACACAAAAAACTACGCGGATTTTTCAGGAGCGGTTTCAAGCTGCGACATGTTTCGTCCTCTACGGTTAAAAAATTTTTATCCTGCGCGGTCTTGCTGGTTCTAGCACGCGGCGGATTCTTTTGCGTACCGTGCTATTCATGCCAAAACATCAACCAAAACAATCACCCGCCCGCCCTTGGTGGTGCGCGGCGCATCCTCAAACATCAAATCAGCCCAGCACATGCGCAAGTCATGCACGAGGCTGTCATCATCCCAAAACCTGGCGGCGGTAAGCGCATCATTGATGGACTTTGGGTAGTTATCCACATCCGCCCGCCGCTTGCTCGGCGCTTGCAGCGCATAGGTCACGCGCATAGGCGCATCAATGGATTTCAGCGGAACGCCCTGCTCAATCAGTCGAACCAGCACCGCCTTACGGTACGCTGTAGCGCGTTCGCTCAAATATGTGCGCTTACCCGCGTGCCGCCAAATGTGGTTCATTGATGGAGGGTAGGGTAGGTTGAATTCGTATTGCATCATCAGTCCGAATCAATTAAAAATTGCTGACCGACATCATCCACCAAATTCCATCCTGTCGTCTTTCCATATTGTGCGGCAAATTGCTTTTTCAGGAACTCGATCTTTTTCATCTTGCGCAATTTTTGCAACCTCCGGTCTAGGACTCGGAACGCTTCGCACTTTTTCACCCCAAGTTCAGGAGCCAATATACCGCTCAAGTGCTGGCACTTTGTATCTGAGTTAGGATTTATACAGCATGAAATTGCTGCATAGATAGCCGCGTCAAGCTCTTTGTAAATGTCGTCGCTCATTTTTTATCATCCTGCTTATGACTGCTGCGGTCAAGAAAGTGGGGCGCACGGCAGGACTCGAACCTGCAACCGACGGCCTAGGACACCGTGCCTCTGATCCAATTGAGCTACGTGCGCGTGAAATCATGCTGCATCACCCTTGGTCAGATCAGGCGGCAGGGCGAAAATTCTAGCTAAATCGGGGCGTAGTTCGGAAGCTGTAACAGAACCTTTCGACGCGATCACTGCTCGCTCAATCCTGGACTCTGGAACAATGCCGGTTTTCAACCACTTATGAACAGCAGGCGGCTTTACACCCACTGCAACAGCAAAGGCCGTAATGCTTCCGTTGGCTTCGATAGCTTTTTTAAGAGGTGTCTTCATGCCATGAACTTTATAACCGAGAGTTACAACAGTCAAGAGCTTAATGTTTCACACATGAACGATGGTCGGGAAGGAATTTCAACCCCCTCTAACCGCCCTGTCGTTTTTTTGTGGGCGAGTGAAAAAAATAACTTTTTGTTATTGACATGGGTATAACTAATGGTTACACTTCCTCCACTGCCTCACCGAGCGCAGCGCTCGCCGGGCTTCCGGCTCTGGAGATACCCCATGTCACACCTCCCGCTACATAGCAACCTTACCCATGTTCGCGTGGAAACCGAAAGCGGCGATCTGCTCCCGGTCATGGATTTGGCCGGTGCCAAGTTTGCTGAACTGATTGCCGCCGTCACCGCCACCAACAAGGTTGGCATCCTCACCCTCAAAATCGACGTGCGCCCAAGCACAGCGGGCGCATTGGCCGTTAAAGCCGACGTGTCGATTCGCAAGCCTAAAGGACTTCCAGCCGAATCACTGCTTTGGGCTACGCCCGACGGCAACCTGATTGCCGAAGACCCGCGTCAGAAAAAACTTGAACTGCAAGAAGCCCCTAACGAACCCGTGCGCGTCCTGCGCTCGGTCAAATCCGCCTAATCGAGAACACCCATGACCAACATCGTATCGCTTGAAAGTACAACCGACATCGCCAAAACGCTCATTGATTTTGGTGCAGCCTTTGCCCACCCCATCACCGAACACGACGGTATCCCGTACATCGTTCTGCCCAATAACTACACTTCGCACGACATTGAAAAACTGCTCGCCTCACCGGTGCGCAAGCGCGCCATCGTCAACACGACCGATCTGGCGAGCTTCATCAATTACGTCAATCGGCACAAAATCAGCGATTTCGAGTCTGCGATTTATAGTCAGACCGATGCGGAAAAAGGCCAGTTTGACCTTTGCGCCGTGATTGATGACCACCCGATGGTTCCCGACAGCACAAAGGCCTCATGGCGATCACACCGCTGCATGTTCGGCGGAAAATCATCCGTCGAATGGCAACGCTGGATGTACAAAAACAAGCAACCATTCAGCCAGAGCGACTTCGCCACCTTCCTTGAAGACAACTTGCCCGACATCGCCGCCACCGAAGGTATGCCCACCGGCGCGGACATCCTCGCTATGGCGCTCGGTTTTGAAGCCAACGCCGAAAAGCGTCTGCGTAGCAAGATCAACCTGCAATCCGGCGGTGTGCGCTTCGAGTTCGTGGACGATGAAGACAAGGACACTCGCACGCGCATGGACGTTTTCCAGCGCTTCACGATTGGCATCCCGGTCTTCGACGGCTCTACCAGCGCCTACCCCATCGAAGCCCGCCTTAAATACCGCGAGAAGGAAGGCAAGGTGTCGTTTTGGTACGAGCTGATTCGCCCAGACCGCATCTTCCGCGCCGCCGTCACCGACGAAATGACCCGCATCAAGGCTGAAACCGGCCTCGAAGTGTTTATCGGCACGCCTTAACAGAGCCGTGCGCGCCCACCCCGGCGCGCATGATGGAGGATTCGACCATGACCAAGACATACCGTGTGGACGTTTTCCACGTATCCGAGCGCCGCAAGCTGCGCATGACCATTGCAGCGTGTAGCAGCATGGACGCGCTGCGCAAGGCGAACAAAATGCTTAACCGCAACCCTTCGACGCCGGTCTCTAAGGCGGAGTATGTGGCGTATGGGGTGGCGGCATGAATCTTGAGCAAGCCATTAACCACCTCATGTCCGGAGGGGCGCTGGAGCGCCCTAAATCGTGGCCAGAGCATACCTATCGAGGCTTTGGTCGTAGCGCTGAGAAACACATCTACGTTTGCGATATGGCGCAAGCGTGTTGGGAGTCCATAAGCAACGGCGAGGCGTTTATTGATAACGACACGGTGTCCGAGGCCATCGCCAGCGGCAAGCCGGACGAAATCAACGCTGTGCGATTAGCCATTGCCACGCGCTACGCCGAATTATGGATGGAAGCCATGCAGGAGCAAGCGCGTGAATCGCAAGGCGAATCCGAGGCGGATCAAATGCGTCGCGAATGGATCGCAGAGCGCACTCGTGAAGTGAACCAAGACATGAGGCAAGCCGCATGACCCCGCAACAAACACTCGAAGCCAAGCGCAAAGAGGCGTTTGCGAAATTCAAAACCATCACACCGCGCAATCCGCCCGTCATCGGCATCCACTGCACCCGCTGGCCGAGGATGGAGCGGTGTCACCCAACCGCCATAGAGGCAATTCAGGCCATGAGGAACACGCAATGAACGAACTACAAACGACTACCAGCATCAGCGCGAACGACATGATGCTTAACGGCTCGACGTTCGAGCGAGCAATGAATCTAGCCGAGATGATGAGCAAAGCCGCTGTGACTGTACCGCAGCACTTGCGCGGTAAGCCGGGTGACTGCCTTGCCATTGTCATGCAGGCCGCAACTTGGGGAATGAACCCCTTTGTTGTTGCGCAGAAAACGCACCTGGTCAACGGCACTCTGGGCTATGAAGCGCAGCTTGTGAACGCAGTTATCCAGCAATCCGGCGCAATTCATGGCCGTTTCCACTACGAATACCAAGGCGAGCCGGGTAACGTGTCATGCCGTGTCGGGGCAACCATACAGGGCGAGGCTGACATCACATGGGGCGAATGGCTGAACGAGCGCACCGTGACCACCAAGAACAGCCCGCTATGGAAAACGAATCCAAAGCAGCAAATGGGTTACTTGCAGGTCAAGAATTGGGCGCGTCAATATGCCCCCGGCGCTATTCTTGGCGTGTACGACAATGACGAGATTGAAGCCCCGCTGATTAAAGACATGGGCAATGCCCAAGTTGTGCCTCAAGCCCGGCGCGAACCCGCCGCAAAACCAGCCTATGCCGATCAATCGTTACTCGACAACGCCGACAAATGGGCAACGCTAATGCAGTCCGGCAAAAAAACGCCCGACGACATTATTGCCATGATTGAGAGCAAATTCACCCTCAACGACGCGCAGAAAAACGCGATTCACGCCCTGAATGCGATTGATGTTGCCCCGGTTGAAGTGACGGAAACCGTCAATGAACATGCCGACTTTTTGGCTGACATGGAAGGCTCGCAATGAAACACCTTAACCTAATCCAAGGCTCACAAGCGTGGCTTGACCACCGCGCCACCAGCTTCAACGCAAGCGAAGCCGCCGCCATGCTTGGACTGAGCAACTACCAGACACGGCAAGACCTTTTGCGCCAAAAGGCGACGGGGCTATGCCCTGAAATCAACGCAGCCACGCAGGCGCTTTTCGACAAAGGCCACCAAGCCGAGGCCATGTTTCGATTTTTCGCAGAAGAAATTATCGGAGAAGACCTCTATCCCGTGGTGGGCATGATTGAGCTTGGGGGAATGCGTATTTCTTGCTCATTCGACGGCCTGACTATGGATGAAACCGTCGCGTTTGAACATAAATTGTGGAATGAAAAGCTGGCCGCGTTCATCAAGCAAAATAACGACGTTCCAGAAACCCACTGGCCGCAACTTGAGCAGGCATTGCTGGTATCAGACGCAGAAAAAGTGCTGTTTGTCACCAGCGACGGCACGGACTCATGCTATGAATCGTTAATGTATCGCAGCAAGCCAGAACGCCGCGCACGCCTTATCGCAGGCTGGAAGCAGTTTGCCATTGACCTTGCCAACTACCAGCACAGCGAACCTGTGCGCGAGGCTGTGGCCGAACCCATCGCCGGACTACCCGCCTTGTTTATTCAGGCCGAAGGTCGCGTGATTAGCTCCAATCTTGAGCCATTCAAATCGGCTGTTACGGCCATGATCGACGGCATCAAAACCGAGCTAGTCACCGATCAGGATTTTGCGGACGCGGACGCAATGGCGAAGCACCTCAAAGACGGTGAAAACCGACTTGAGCAGGCCAAGTCCGCAGCGCTTGCGCAGACCGCAAGCCTGGATGAGCTTTTCCGCGCCGTGGATGACATGGCCGAACTGATGCGACAAAAGCGTTTGACGCTTGAAAAGTTGGTGAAGTCTGAAAAGGAATCGCGCAAGGCGGTGTTGGTTATGGCCGCGAAAGATGCGCTTTTCGCCTACGAAGGCGAGTTGAATACGACAATCGCAAGCAACTACATGTCGCACGCGGCTCACCCGTTTGCTGATGCAATCAAGGGGAAAAAGTCGCTGCAAAGCATGAATGATGCGCTTGATGCTGCTCTGGCGAATGCCAAGATTGACGCAATGCAGATTGCGGTGCGTATCCAGAAGATGATTGACGCGGTGAATAAAGCCGAAGCTTTTCATCTTTTCCCAGACTTTCGCACCATTGCTCGCACCCCGATTGATGCAGAGCCGTTTTCTTCAATGATTGCGCAACGCAAGCAGGCCGAAGCATCACGCCTTGCCGAAGCCGCAGCACGAGCAGCGGTACAAGCCAAAGCCGATGAAGACATGGTAGCGGCGCAAGTCATTCCCATTATTCATCCCGTGCAGCGCACCGACGCAGACCTGGTGCGCGAGTTCATGAAAAAACGCGGCATTGATGACCCAAAAACCCGTGCAGTATTAGTGGAGTTCGTCCGCTATGTGCGCGCGCATGATGCGGAGAAAGCAGCATGACCATTCACGCAACCCTACTAGGCCGTTTAGGCCGCGATTCCGAGCTACGTTACACGCCCGAAGGCTCGGCTGTTTTAGGCTTTGCTGTAGCCACAGATAGCGG